TTTTATCATCAAAAGTTACTTGCACGTCTAATAATATTGCTTTCTCATACCCATATATAGGAGCTTCAATTATGCCTTTAGGTTTAAGTAATTTTTGAATATTAGAATCATTATTTAAAGATTGTAAACAGGCTTTTACTTTTAATCGAGATTTTAAATCTAAATAAACTTGTGTTTTATTTGATTTGGTAGTTTTTTCAAAATTTAATCGATCTTTCCAATATTGATTGCATTGATTGATTAGTTTATCAATTTTATTATTAGTAAGAGAGCCTTTATAGTAATTTATTTTATCTGAAGCTCTATAAATAGCATTTACAATATCTCCACCCTTTTTATACGTTTTATATACTTCATCAGCCATATATCCAGCTTTTGCTGTAGGTCTATTAGCTTGTTCATTTAATTCAAATGATTCTGGCTGTAGTACTAAAGTATGAATAGCTGATCCAAATAATATACTATCGGTATAAAGACTTAGAGATTGGTTAAAAAACTTTTCAGGAGATCCATCTTGATCTGGATTTATCCTAGAAAGTCTTGAATTACTCACATATCCACTATATTTTTCAGAAAAATAAATTTCATCATCTATATCTTCAAACCTCAAAGTATCTAATAGTGGAGTGATATGTATTTCACTTAATTTCATCAATACATGTTATCAAAATTACTAAACAAGTTTGATTCTAAACCTAAGTTATATGCATATTTAATTTCTTGTATGTCTAAAGAATATATACGTAATATAGGACCAGCATCTTGATTAAATGGAGTATCCATTAATAAACAAGGAACTCCAGATTTATTCATTTTAATAAAATTAGATACTGAATCATCTATAAATACATCACATCGACCTTTAATCATATTTGCTTTATTACCTTTTTGATAAAGCATTTGATATATTGGTCTATCTGCAAATCCATTATTATGTAACCAGTTTTTAGTCCAAGATTTTGGATTTACTCTTTTAGTACAATAAAGTTCTGGTACAAAATCAATATCCCTTAATTTTGGGAGGGTTAACCAAAAATTCCTATCAGTAGATAATTTTCTATGAACATTTTTAGTTATTTCATAATCAGTTTTAGGTGTACCAAATCTTTTTATATACGAATTAAAAAAATCACATAAAACTTCGTCAATATCTAAACCTATTCGTAACATATATTATTTATTAATCATCTATTAGGTGTAACATATAAGATAAACTTACATTATATTTATTTTTAACTCTTTCTATCACAGTATCCCAATGTTCCATATTTATAAATTCAGATATATCAGCTGATTTATGTAATAGTTCATTCAATATGTGATTCAATATGTATTTTCGAGCTTTCTCTTCAGAAGTAGTATTATATGCAAGAATCTGAGTTGGGTCTTCACTCATATCTCCCCAACTAACTACATACCATTGTTGTTCCATTATATCTTATTATGTTTAGTATATACATCAAGTAATTTATAAAAGAAATCTATAGGAATAATAGCTACTGTATTATCATTTTGTACAGTATTCCTTTTCCATATTAATGTAAAAGGTTTACTTTTATCTGTACATTCTTCTCTTATTCCAAAATAATTTGGAGTATTAGCATAGTTTTTTACTTGAATATTTATAGGTAATCTGCCTTCAGTATCAACAATATCGATTTTATTGTTATCTAATTTCTTAGATTCTCCAGCTGATCTCTCACATCCAGTATATCCTATAGCTCTAAGAGCATCACGTACTTGATATTCAGTATCTTTTCCCTTAGATTTACTTTTTTTAGCCCGATAATGTCTTTTAGTATGATCATCTAACCATTCACAAATTATTCCATCCTTTGGTGGTGTAGATTTATTACATCTTAATTTAATAGAAGCTACAGATAGAATTGGCCTAAATTTTTTAGCTAATTCTGGATGGTCTTGAAAATATTTTTCAGTACCTTTAGATGCTTCTTCTATTGATGTAAATTCTAAAATAGTTTTATCAGGATAAATTATTTTACATGCTGTATTAATATCCTACTTGTTCATATTATTTTAATTTATTTAAATTGTCTTTTACAAATTCTAAAGTTTTATCTTTTCCGTATTTTTTATAAAAATCGCTTATATCTTTAGCATTATAATGTCGTGGAATATAAAAATATATTAATTCTGGATGTTTCTTTTTTATTTTTCGCATATTTTGAATTCCAGGCAAATCATTATCATACAAAACTATAATATATTTAAATTTAGATTTAAGTCTTTCAAGTATTGTATCAGCTATAAATAGATTTTCACTATTTGGAGCTATAGCACTAATTCCTAAGCTGTATAAACACATAGTGTCTTTCATAGACTTAGTAATTACACATATATCACCATCTTTTTTAAGCTGTTTTAATCCTTGAATTTTTTTAGCTGGCCAATTAGTTAAAAATCGATAATTAGATTGTTTTGGAAAATAAATTCTCCATAATTCTAAATTATCTTTTTTACCACCATAATAACCAAACATAAAATTATCTTTATATATAGTTTTAAATAATTCTCCATTTAAAAATATATTTTTACACGAATATACATTAAACTTTTTAAGAATATCTAAAGTAATCCCATAAGAATTCCACCAATTTAATTCTTCTTGAGTAAAATCTTTTATTTCTACTCTCACATCAGCTGGACCAGTATCTTTAAATACAGTAGTACTAGGTTTTATAGGATTGACAGCTACTTTATCTGTATGTCTTTTAGATAAATTAAAGTCTTCTGCAATAATCTGTAAAGCTTTATAATAAGACACATGATATTTTTCCATTACAACACTTATAAAGTTGCCATAGAAACTACCATTAAAATCTTTAAATATAAGTTCTCCAGATTTATTTTTATAAAATGAACAAGTGGGAGTATTATCTCTTCTTAAGGGTGAGCAAAATAATCCTTTTGCTACTTTTATTCCAAGATAATACTCCATATAAGTTTCTTCAGAATATTGTGAAAGTAAATATGACTTAGTAATTTTTGGTTCAAATGTAAAATCTAAATTCATTTATAGAAATTATTGTTGAACCTATAAAATAAGTTAATTTACTTTAGAATCAAAGTAGATCTGAGAAATCGTCGTTATCTTCAGATGGTGTATCTACATTAGATTCTGTAGTAGGCATAGTAGTAGGCTTAGCCTCTTTAACTGCCTTCATTTGAGTTTCCTCATATTCACTAAATCCAAGTAATTCTGGTTTTAATGAAATAAAATTATCACTTGTAAATACTTTTCCTTCCTTATTTAAGGCAGTAATATTTGGAAAAGCTGGTTGGATTCTACCATCACGGTTACGTCCAACTATTTTAATGTAACAATCTGTGTCAATTTTAGGTTTGAGTATAGTTTCCAATGCCTTACATACATCATCAAAATTCTTAAATTTAGATGAAGCTGTCTGCATTTTCTTAAATCCATCAGGATTAAGAACTCCTGCAAGTTGTGCTATATAAGTCATTATTTGTTCAAACCCAGAAGGCATTTCTTTTTCATGTCCTTCTTTATTAGTATAAGTATTTCTTTTGGTGCTTGCTTCAGTTGGGAAGAATGTATCCTCATTATAATAACCTACTTCTCCTTCAAACTTAGTTGTAAGGATTTTATAAGTCATTGTAGGGTCTTTTTTTCCAGTAATTTCTCTAACCTCAACCCCTTTAAATTTAACAGGGTAAATTCCCCAAGGTTTAAGACGTTTACTACCTGAAGTTGCTTGTGTGTTTGCTAAAGAACCAAAATCCATCATAATTTATTAAATATATTAGAGTGTAAAATCAAAATCATCTGATTTAATATCTTCTGAATCTATTTCTTTCTCATCTATATTGTTTAATAAATCTTCTACAGAATCCTCTTTATTATCAGATTCTGGTATTTTAATTTCATCTGGGACTGGAATTTCTTTACGTTCAGTATCACCATTTAGTACAAATAATTGTTCATTATTTGGATGTTGAACTAATATAAAGTTATGCCCGAATTCAGAGAGTCTATCATTACCTGTTCCTCTACATATAACTGTATTAGACTTAGATAATTTATTACCTCCTTGTGTATTAAACACACTATCTGAACCTATTACAGGCATTTTTCCATTATAACCTTCAACCTTTTGATATTTAATATCTAATTTATCACCTGATTCTACTCCTAATGCTTCAATTGCAGCATTATTTAGATGGTATTTAGTATCTTCAAGTGTTAATTTAGGTGTAGGGTCATTATCTTCAACCTTCTTCTTTTTAGTTGAAGGTTTCTTTAGCTTTACCGTTTCATCATTTAAGACGCGCTCGTCTGTGATAATTTCTCCAGTTGTTTCATCTACCCATTCAGATTTTACAGTAATTTTGATAAGTTTCATTAGTCTTCGTTATATTCTTGAATTTTCTTAATAACAAAATCTAAATCATTATCAATAAGTACGTCATCAAATAATCCCATTGGAGATTTAGCTGTACATGTTCCATCTGAATTTGTAAGAAATTTATATTTTACTTCATTAGATCCTTCATCACGAACGACCTTAGTGAAAAGTACATAAGTAAAAAGGCCCTCAAGTGTAATAACACTGTCTAACATTTTCATTATAACTACATAAACTTATAAGGTGTAATTACTTCACCTAATTTATGCCTACCGTATTTCTACGGGAACTGACTATGTATTCATAAAATCTTTATATTTTCTAAAAATAAACCCTTTCACACTTTCTATTTTATAATTACAACAATTAGATATACTTGCAGTACCTACTCCTGTAGCTTCTTTTGCTAAAATAGCAGTTTTATATATAGCTATTTTATTTCCATTTAAATCTAACTGTACTACACTATTTGGAGTATAAGAAACTAAATCAGAAGTATCTCCTTCAAATCTCCATATAAAACCACCAGCAGTTTTATGGTTTTTATGGTGATTACAACAGTGATTTATATTGGATCTATCTATATTTAAAACTTCTGCAGCATCTAACGCACATTCCCAAGATTTAATAAATTTTCCAGTTTTATCATATTGGTTTACTGCTTTAGCTTGAAGCTCTCTTATAGCTTTTTTTACTTTTGCTTTAGTTTCCTCACTTCTTTTTATTCCTTTAAGGCCTTCAGAAATTTTCTTTTTAGTTTCTGAATCTCTTGGAATACCTCTTATTTTAGATGCTCTTTTTTCTATACTTTCTTTAGAAAATACTTGATTTTGGTTTCCATCACCACCATCTGTTAGATTAGTTAAATTGAATCCCCATATTTTCATTTGGCAAATCCAATATTGTTCAAACCATTTCCAATCTTCATTAGGGGCAAATTCTACAGAATCTAATTCAAGTATTACAATATCATAACCATCTTGAATTTCTTTATTAATCCAATTATAATTATGATTAGTATAAATACCTTTTTTCTTATAATTTTTAGCATCTAAAATATGTTGTGAAAGTCTTCTAGATAATTTTTGTTTAGTTTTGCCTACATATCGGATATTATTAATATTCCTAGTAGAACTTAGAGTGTAAATTTTAATTTCTATATTATGTTAAATTTATTAACACAATAATAGATATAAATAATTACAACTCAAATTAAAATATAAAAAATTTACATCCCCATTTCAAACATGATTAATTACTCCATGTCTTACGTAGCCGATCCGCTACTAGTCGATACACGCGCCTAATAGTACTCTAGAATACTATCTGCTTGGCTCGGCATTGTCATATTAATATTATTAACTTAGATTCCGCCGAATTAGGGGTTATACTGGCAAATATTTATTTACCTTGGGTCTTAATTTTCCAGTATGGGTTAATATTATCCCCAGTATTCTCACTATGTGTTAACACTGCTACATACAAATCATCTCTAAGATCCATTGATGATTTAAGAACTTCATATGCGTGCTTAGCCATGTCAGTAAATTTACTATAACCTTTCTCATCTACTCTAGCCATAGCTTCGAACGCCTGTAGGTACTGGAAATCGTCAATAATAAGCACTTTTACATTAGTTAGCTTAGAATTAATAAGCTTAAACATAGTTGCTATTTGATCGATGTTACTTGTAGTATAAAAATTACCTGTTATTTCTTTGGTTTCCTTATTTACTTTAAAATCTGGATACTTTTTCTTAGCACCTTTAATTCCTGGACGCTTTCCAGTAGTAGAAATAATAAAAGTTGATTTTGGGTCTAAATTTCTTATAGAAGTTGTTTTACCAGACCCACTTTCTCCTACAATAGCTATCAATTCAGCCATAATTTACATTGTAAAGTTAAAATTACTATTAGCTTTATCTATGGTTTTAACTTTATCTATAGTATTAAATATATTAGTATAGTCGATTATTTCATTAGCTGGAGGAAGTTCTTTCCAATAACTAATTTTACCATCAAAATAACAATAATCCGCCTTATTAGATGCACCATATCTATTTTTTAAACAGATAATGGCTTTGAATTTTCCATTAAGAGCTTTTATATTATAATCATGGTAGTTTGCAAGATGGTCTGTAATTGGATCATATATAGATAATACAACATCTGAATCCTCATAAGGAGTTCCACTTTCTTTTAAGTCAGAAGGCATAGGTTCTTGATAACCTTGTTTCTTTCTATCCATAGATGCTGAATCTCTATTACTTTGCATTAGAAATACAAAAGACATATTAGTCCTATTTCTAATACTTACTGCATAATGAGAAAATTTATCAATTTCATCCTTTTTAGATTTGGTAAATTTTAATAAAGCTAAATGATCCATCATTGTAAGTAATGTTTTATCAGGATCATTTGGAACAAACTTCCTAGCTCTACCAGAACCTTCCCAAGTTCCTTCATTTTTTAAATCTTCCATTATGATAGCATAAGCCCCATCTGCACTAACATTTTTGTCAATTATATTTAATATTTTGTCGACTTTCTCAAGCCAAGGTTGGCATTGCATAACTATATCATAATCTTCATCAGATAATATATAGTCCTTTTTTCTAGATAATAACTCTTTAAATCCTAATCTTTTACCAAATTTCTCATATATATATAATGAAAGTAATTTAGCTAGAATTATCTCAGATTTCATCTCTAAAGAAAAGAAATTAATTCTTATTTTCCCATCTTCAAGATGTTCCATAATAACTCTATAAAGATAAGCATAGATTAAAATTGAACTTTTACCCACGCCCGAGCCTGCAAATATTAAAGTATAAGTTCCTTGTGTTACACCATCAATTAGTTCTTCAAGTTTTGGTAATCCTATTGAGATTCCATGACTTCTTCCTTCTCGACCTTTTTGTATCTCTGTTAATAAAGATTTATAACTCACTACAAACTCTCTATTACATTAAATGTTACATTATTTAACTTACCTTCTTTAATATCTTGCAACGATTCCCATCGATGATCAATAACAAATGACAAAATAGTCATATTTAAAAATCCTATATTATTACTTTGTTCCCACTTAATTAAATCAATAATTTTTTTATGAGTCTCAGGATTCCAATTAATAATTTTACTATAAAATCTATAAAAATCTTCTCTACTACCAAATCTTTTAGACACACCATGAAGTGGCACCATTCCACCATTAATTAATCCATATCGTGGATATACATCAAACAATTCTTGACCTAAATCAAAAGATGCTTTATGCATATTTTTAACTAATACTTTATTAATTGGTATATCATAAG